TTCGTCAGTACGACATTAACAACGACCGTATGCCTTGCCGTATTGACGTTCTGTATGGCTACAGCACGATCCGTCCACAAATGGCCGTCCGGATGTGGGGTTAATCTAACACTGGCCCTCGGTTCGCCGGGGGCCAACTCTTTTAAAGGATTTTTATTATGACTCTTCCTAATGGTGCCGGCGGCTATCAAGTCGGCGACGGAAATCTTGGCGAAGTTACTTTTGGTACTTCGGCTATCCCTACTGCGTACACCGCAGCAGCTACGCTAACCACTGCCGATTTGGCTGGCGGTCTGGTTGTGTACACGTCAGCTTCTACAGCCGATCTTACGCTCCCCGCTGTTTCGGTTGTTAATGCTGACATCAGCAGCGCCAAAGTAAACTCATCGTTTGAGTTTGCTTTGGTTGCTACCAGCACTGGCGTCCCTACTATCGTAGTAGGCACTGGCTGGACGCTGGTTGGCGTTGGCACAGGCGTTGCATCGCGCAGCGTACTGTTCCGCGCAGTCAAGACAAGCGCGACGACGTACAACCTGTACCGCATCGCTGGCTAATGAGTTTGCCCCGGCTTTAAGTCGGGGCATCCTTTTCTGAAAGATAATTTTATGGCCGTTATCTATCTCACTCACCCCCGCCACGGCGCAAAAGTTGCTATATCGGAAGAAGAAGCACGCTGCGACGAAGACTATGGCTGGGAAAGATACTATCCTGACGAGCCTGTAAGTGCTACAGTGAACGAAATGCCGGCGCGCACTAGCCGCCGCCGCACAACGCAGGAAGACTAAACGATGGAAACAGCGGGCGACATAATCAACGGTTCGCTTAGGCTTCTAGGCGTTCTGGCAGAAGGCGAAACTCCCTCGGCTGATACGTCGCAGGACGCACTGCGCGCTATGGACCAGATGATTGATAGCTGGAACACTGAGCGCCTGTCCGTTTTCTCCACGCAAGACCAAATATTCACATGGCCGTCAGGCCAACTATCTCGCACGCTTGGCCCTTCTGGCAACTTTGTCGGCAACCGCCCTATACTGCTTGAGGACTCGACGTACTTCCGCGACCCCGGCACCGGCGTTAGCTACGGCATCAAATTCATTAACCAACAGCAGTATAACGGCATCGCGGTTAAGACTGTAACGTCTACGTTCCCGCAAGTCATTTTCGTCAACATGACGTACCCTGACATCGAAATGTACATCTACCCGCGCCCGACGCGCGATTTGGAATGGCATTTCGTTTCGGTTGAAGAGCTGACGCAGCCTGCGACGCTGGCAACAGTCCTGCATTTCCCGCCCGGCTATCTGCGTGCGTTCCGCTATAACTTGGCCTGCGAACTGGCGCCTGAATTCGGCGTTGAGCCTTCACCGCAAGTCCAGCGTATTGCCATGACATCCAAGCGCAACCTGAAGCGCATCAACAATCCAGACGACATCATGTCAATGCCGTACAGCATTGTGGCTACACGCCAGCGGTATAACATCTTCGCAGGAAACTACTAATGAAGACGCCCATACTGGGCAGCGCGTATGTGGCCCGTTCGGTAAACGCTGCCGACGCACGCATGATAAACTTGTTTCCAGAAGTCGTACCGGAAGGCGGCATGGAACCTGCCTTTCTACAGCGTTGCCCCGGCTTGCAGCTTCAAAAGGTTATCGGCGAAGGGCCGATCCGCGGGCTGTGGGCGCACCAGACCCGCGGCGATGACTTCTACGTCGTGTCTGGGTTTGAAGTCTACAAAATGTCAAGCCTTACCGGAACGCCAATCAAACTGGGCGACGTAACCGGCACAGGCCCTGTGTCCATCGCCGACAACGGCACGCAGATATTCTTCGCCTGCAACCCAGACTCGTACATCTACGACGAGTCCACCAACACGTTCGCGCAGATCACTGACCCTGACTTCCCCGGCGCTGTTACCGTCGGCTATCTGGATGGCTATTTCGTGTTCAACGAACCAAGCAGCCAGAAGATTTGGGTGACGCAGCTTTACGACGGCTTCCAGATTGACCCGCTAGAGTTTTCTAGCGCCGAAGGAAGCCCCGACGGCGTTGTCGGTCTGTTGGTGGACCACCGCGAATGCTGGGTGTTCGGCACCGACTCTACCGAAGTGTGGTACAACTCTGGCGGGCTGGACTTTCCGCTGTCGCCAATCCAAGGCGCGTTTAACGAAATCGGTTGCGCCGCGCCGCACTCCATCGCCAAGATGGACAACACCGTGTTCTGGCTGGGCGCTGACGCCCGCGGCCAAGGTATCGTCTACAGGGCCGCTGGCTATAACGCGCAGCGCGTGTCCACACACGCGATTGAATGGCGCATCCAAAACTACCTGAACATGAGCGACGCGGTCGGCTACACCTACCAGCAGGACGGTCACGCATTCTACGTCCTGTCGTTCCCGTCCGCGGATGAGACATGGGTGTTTGACGCATCTACCGGCGCATGGCACCAGCGGTCTTCTTACTCAGCTATCGCGCCGGTCGAAGGCGCGTTTGAGACTAGCGCGTTTGATATTAATGCGTTCTATACCGCGGCGCTTACTACCCCTTCCGGCAACAGCGGTGTGTTCTCTCGTCACCGCAGCAACTGCCAGTGTAACTTCCAAGGCAATATTATCGTCGGCGACTATGCCAACGGAAACATTTACACGTTTGAACTAAATGTTTTCGAAGACAACGGCATCGCGCAGCGTTGGTTGCGGTCGTGGCGCGCGCTGCCGACGGGGCAAAACAGCCTTAAACGTACCGCAAACCATAGTTTGCAACTTGAGTGCGAAACAGGCGTCGGTACATCGACGGGCCAAGGTGCCGACCCGCAAGCCATGCTCCGCTGGTCGGACGACGGCGGTCACACATGGTCCAACGAACACTGGGCGTCTATGGGCAAGATCGGCGCGACCGGCACCCGCGTCATGTGGCGCCGTCTTGGCATGACGCTGAAGCTGCGCGACCGCGTCTACGAACTGTCCGGCAGTGACCCTGTCCGCATCTACCTTACCGGCGCTGAACTGTTGTTGAGCGGCACGAATGCCTAACGACCAACTCACCCGCATTCCTGCGTCGCGCGTCCCAATTACGGACACGTCAGACGGCACGGTGACGCGTGAGTGGTACAGGTATTTGTTCAACATCTTTACGCTAGTGGGTGGCGGCCAAGCTAACTCAGCCGCCAGTTCGTCTTTTGGGCAAGACTTGGCGCCGGCCTATACGCCGCAAGTCGATGCTAAGCGTTACGGCTCGTTTTACGACACTTCCACACAGACCGCCGCGGTCAGCAATACGGCGTATCCAATCACGCTTAACTCTACAAGCATAACCGATGGCGTCTACATTGGTACGCCTACGTCGCGTGTATATGTGGACCGCGTAGGCACGTACAACTTTCAGTTTTCCCTTCAACTTGTCAAAGCGTCTAGCAGTGCCAAACACGTTTATATCTGGTATAGAGTAAATGGGGCGGACGCGGCAAACTCGGCAACAAAAGTAACTTTGGCGGGAAGCGACGCAGCAGTTGTCGCTGCATGGAATTTTGTGGTAGAGTTGAACGCAGGCGATTATTTTGAACTGGTTTGGTCTACAGATGATACAGGTTGCCAAATTTACGCTCAGGGGGCCAGCGCCCCTGTACCCGCAATTCCGTCCGTCATCCTGACGGTAACTGATAACATTAATTGAGGTCTGATCATGGCTGTTCTTGCTCCACAACCTAAAGCACAATTCTTCGACGCCAGCGGCACTCCGCTGGTCGGCGGTAAGGTCTTCACTTATGCCGCCGGTACGACAACGCCGCTGGCGACGTATACCGACGCGTCGGCGACAGCGCCGAACACCAACCCAGTCATTCTGGACTCCCGCGGCGAGTGCAATCTGTGGTTCGCTACGGCCACCAGCTACAAAGTAGTTTTGAAAAACGCTACTGACGAACTGCAATGGACCGTCGATAACATTGCGACTTACGGCACCATCGCCAGCCAAAACGCCAACAACGTGGCTATTACCGGCGGCACGGTCGCCGGCGTCACAATTACCGGCTCGACTATCACCGGCGACATATCAGGCAACGCAGGCACCGTGACGAACGGCGTTTATCTGACAGCCACCCAAACGCTGACAAACAAGACCATCACAGGTCTGGCCTCGGCGTCAACAGTCAACGACAGCCTTGGTACAGGATACACCATCGGCTATCGCAGCGTCCCGCAGAGCCTGAACACGACGGCGGCTGCGTCGGACATCGGTAAGCATCTGTTTGTTTCTGCGACCACCACAATCCCTTCGGGCGTGTTTGTGGCCGGTAACGAGTTTCTCGTTGTCAACAGCAGCGGCAGTTCCATTACGCTGACGCAGGGCGCCGGCACGACGTTGCGGCTTGGCGGCACAGCTACCACAGGCAGCCGCACCATCGCCGCTTACGGCATGGCTAACGTGTTGTGTACCGGCACTGAAACATTCTACGTCACCGGCAACGTAACCTGATAGGACCGGCCCATGCCAATTATCGCAGCAAACATCATTCCTGCTAAGAACATGGAAAACGCGCAGACAACGCAGTATGTGGCGCCAAGCAGCACCACAACTATCATCGACAAGTTCACTGCCACTAACTTCAGCAGCGGCATGGTCAACGTAAGCGTCAACTTAGCGACGGTCAGCGAAGCTACCGGCAACAGCAACCTGATCGTCAAGACGCGGACGCTGCAACCCGGCGAGACGTACACCTTTCCTGAAATCGTAGGCCACATCCTGCCGTCCGGTGGGTTTGTTTCAACGCTTGCGTCAGCGTCATCGGCAGTCAACCTGCGTGCTTCTGGCCGCGAAATTAGCTGATGCAGAATTTCTTACGCATTGCTGACGGACTAAATACAGTTTCCGTCTTACGAGAGTTGGCTACGCAGCCCGACTTGTGGGACCAGAATACCCTTCGCACCATCCACCCTGATACCGCTCACGCCGACGTTAGCGACATTTGGCTGTGGTTTAACGAAATCCCTGATGACCCAAACGGCGTCATTAATGACATCCAGACGGTTGAATACCCTGCGTGGGTACGGCTACCGTCGCTGCGCCGCATGGTGTTGGACCTGATCCACCGTGTCAACGGCGTCCAGCTTGGCCGCTGCATCATTACTAAGTTGCCCCCCGGCGGCCAGATTACGCCGCACGTTGACGGCGGCGCTCCAGCAGAGTTCTACACCCGTTATCAGATTGCGCTTCAGTCGCTCCCCGGCGCGCTGTTTCACAGCGGCGACGAAACGGTCAACTTTCGCGCCGGCGAAATTTGGTGGATTAACAACCGCGTAACACATTCTGTTGTAAATAACAGCGCAGATGATAGGATAGTCTGCATTGTAGACATCAGGAGCGCATAATGATCACCGCACAAGTCGAGCCTTACAAGGATTGCCTACCGGAGTTAATGGAGTGTTACGACCATCATTGGGAAGAGTTAGCCCTAAACAAAGATAAGGTGCCGCTTGCGCCGCAGTATGATATTTACGAAGCGCGCGACGACGCAGGGCAACTGATGCTCGTTACGCTGCGCGAAACTGGCCGTTTAGTAGGGTATTTCATCGGTTTTATCGCGCCGGGTCTTCACTATCAGACGTGCCTGACGCTGACGATGGACATCTTTTGGACGCATCCAGACGTGCGTGGTGGATTTAGTGGCGTAAAGCTCTTTCGTTTAGTTGAAAAAGAAGCTAAAAGGCGAGGCGTACATCGTATGTTTTACGGGTCCAAACTTCATAAAGACGCTTCACGGCTGTTTGAGTTTTTGAAAATGGAACCTGTAGAGGTATACTACAGCAAGTGGATCGGGGAATAGC